ATAATCCTTTATTCATATTAATCTTTCTTTCTTAATGCTGCTAAATCACTTCCTTCTATTTCACCATCCTTATCTACATCAATCTTTTTCTGTGCTGCTGATAATTCTGCTTCATTATATCCTCTTAATTTACCTTCGGATTTTGCCTTTGCTGCTTTATCTACTGCTTGAAAAAATTTAACTTTTTCATTGTCGGACATATCAGGAATAGATTTACCCGTTTTATCTAACATATGTTTGAATAATTGTTGATAATCACTTTCTTCTTTAACTACCTGACGGATAAGTTCTTTTAATTCGTTATGTTTCATTATTCTGATATTTGTCTGATTTTTTGGTCTAATTTTAATAATCGTTCCTGTATACTATAAATATGACTATTTGTCCTTTTCCAATAACTTTTATTATCTACACCACTTTCATTCTTAATTTTTCCGTACCAATTAAGAAATCTTTCCATTTCTTTTAATTGTTTGTTGATATTAGATATACCTCTACCGATTTTTGCCTGTGCAGTTGATTCGTCTTGCTTCAATGCTAACCAACGATTTTCATTAACCGGAGTATATCCTGTTAGATTTGCTTGTTTTTTAGCTTTTGATTTTTCTCCACCTTTTTTAGTAAATGCATATGGAGAATTGTACCCTTGTACATTACCAGTAGTATTCATTTCATCAATCATTCTTTCTCTAACCAAATTACGAATGATTTCTTTAAGTTTGTTGATTTGTTCTTCTTTTTTATCAGGAAGACCTTTGTGAGAAGTTGATGCAAAATCTTTTGCATCTTTGTCAGACATTGAATCGGCAGCTTTACTAACTTCAGGAGATGGAGATTCCATATCACCTTTTTGGGTAGCATGAACCATACCCATAAATCTTTGTTGTGCTTTACTTTTTGCTGGCATTTTTTAACTCATTTAAAAGTTCATACGTCATCATCATTGCAGACAAATGTTGTTCTTTAATTTTTTTAGCCGATTTAATTCTTCTAATATTTGAAATTGTTTCTGCTAATTTTATTTTTGTAACTTTATCTGAAATTTTTGAACCAATCTCTTTTAATGATTCAACCAATCTATATACTTCATCTGAAACATATTGATTTAATTTACCAGTATTATTAATATTATTAATATATTCTCTCAACAATGCCTTTTGGTCATTTGTAAGATTGCTATATTTTTTATTAAAAGATTCTACCAATAATTTATAAGAAACTGCTCTTAAATCATCATCTTGTTTTCTATATTCTTCTAAAACTGCATCTTTTACTTTTGCATCTTTATTTTGAATAGATGTATTAATAATATTTTCAGCTATTGTAAATCTAGCCGATACTATGTCGGTTGGTTCGTATTGTTCATCAGTTGTTACTGTTTCAAATATTTTGTAGATAGATGCTAATGTTTTATAATTAGAAATTGGAGATTTAATAAACTCATCTAAATTATAAGTTTCCTTTATTTCTTTAATAAGGTTATACTTTTCTTTTGTAAGTTTTTTCTCATCAATTTTTTTACGAGCTTCTAATATTGTATTGATAAATTGTTCAGCTTTTGATTCTGAATTATATTTTTCATTTATAAGATATTGATATAATTTTAATTCTTTAGATAATTCTTTTTTAGAATTAAAATGCTCTTTTAATAATTTTTCTGCTACTGATTTACTTGATGACATTACTTCTGCGGTAATTTGTCTTACTAGCAATTCAAATATAAATCCAGTATTTTTAAATTTCGAATGTTTTATTTTTTTCATCAAATTATACAATTATTCTGATATAAATATATTTTATTATTGGTTTATTACTCTTTTGTTAAATCTTCGGTTAAAATAGTCTTCTTATTACCGTTCATATCTTTAAATATCTCTAAATAAGAATCTCTTGCTTTATATTTAACGGAACCTTCTTTTTGTTTAAGAGTTTTAATACCCAACGGGTCTCTACCCTGTGGATGGTCATCCTTACCATATCTAATTGCATCCTTTGGTCTACCACCTTTATCTTCTAATTCTAATTTTAGTTTATCCAATTCTTCTTCAATATTTGTTGTACCTTCTGTTCCAGTTTCTTTTGCAGGGTCTACACCTTGTGTTTCAATTGAAGTTAGACGGAATGTTTGTTTGGTATCATCCAATACTTGTAATGTCAATTCATCTTGTTCATCTTTAGCCATTTTCATTACTGCCTCATACATCCACTCTTTGGAGAACATTTTAGTTTGTTGCATTTGTTGAATCAATGCTACTTTTGAAGTATACAATTCAACTTGTTCTTGTTCATATATTTTTGAAGGGATTGTAAGTTCCAATGTAAAATCGGTCAATTTATCATCGGTAATACCCTGTGCATATAAGTGAATAATTGCTACTTTGGTTAATTCCGAAATCAATACTCTTTGTATTCTTTCAATTGTTTTTGCAAATCTAACATCTTGTGCTGCAAGTGTTGCTTTACCATTTACATCTTCTTCATATCCTAAAAATGCTTTTGGAATCTTTAATGCTGCCATTAACTTACCTTTTAAGTAGTTAATATCATCAATCATATTATATTCCAAACCTTTTAAGGTATCAATTGAAGTACCATTATCATTACCACGAACTGGCATATAATAATCTTCAATTAAGTTCTGCATATTATATTTCAAATTGTACTCACCCGTTCTTTCATCAACAAATGGAACTTTCTTTGAACCATTAATAATTTTTTGCATGTAATTATCTACCTCATTTGGTGGAATATTACCTACATCAATTTTAAAGATTCTTTTTTCAGGAGCCCTCATTACTCTATGAATCAACATAGCATCTTCCATTAACATCAATTGTTTCCAAACTCTTCTAGCTCCTTCAATCATTGATTTTCCGTAAGGTAAAAAGTTTGAATCCGAATTTAAACGGAAGTGTGCCATTTCGTAATTCTCAAATTCTTTTTTTGGAGTTTGACCATAACCACCCGATGGATTTTGATATGGTGCATATACGAATTTAACTCTTTGTGGATTTTCTGGGTCAAATTGTTCTACTCTGCTAACTTCATATGTAGATAGTGGCATTACATTTACAATACCCAATTTATCTGCAATTTCTAATTGTAAAAAGAAATCACCATATTTTACCAAGTTTCTTGTCCATGGCCATAGGTTAAATTCTACATTTAGAATATCATAGAATAAATTTTCTAATATTTGTTTTATTTGGTCGTCTTCGTGATGTATTTTTAATACATTGCCCACTTCATTTCTGGCAGTACACTCATCCGAATAGACATCCAAAGCTGATGATAGTATCGGGTCCATATCCATAGAATCATAGTCTCTAAACAAATCAATTCTAACTTGTTGATATGCCATTGATGATTGAGTTGCACCCGTTCCATAGTTTGTCACCTTCATTTTCATAAAACGGTCAACCAGATTGGTGGTCATATTTTGCCATTCATCCGTATCAACCACCTTTACACCATCTTGTGTTTTACGAACAATGGTGTTTGTTGAAAATAATTTTTGTAACCTACTAAATATTGTTTTATCTGCCATTTTAATATAATTCTATTTTTTTAAATATATGGAAAATTTTTGGATTTACCAAATATTACCACTTTCTACAACTCCAATATCTTGCCTTATGTCTTGGACCTGGACTATCACAATTATGTCTTGCTCTAAAAGATTTTCTTGCTTTAGGATTAGACTTTCTTATTCTCATTGTTTTCTCACCTTTGGATGCTGCAGATGTTCCACCATGTCCAAAGTTTACCTTCACTACATTACCAGCGGGATTCTTTACATATACTTTAAATTTCTTAACATCACCTGCCATTGGTTTACCCAACTTAACTTCTCTACCTTGATATTCTGCCTCATATACACAATTACAACTAGCTTCTTTTAAATCTTTTGAGTATGCTCTCATAAAAGAAATAAAATCTTCCATATCCTCATCTTCTACATCATATTCTTCAGGTTCAACTAAACCATAATTTACATCATCGTCACTATCTATATCTTCTTTTACAGGAACACAATTTGGAACCATTCTACCATCTTTCATTTTTCCACCAATTTCTCTATATCCATCCCAACACTCACACAATGCGTTTGATTCACCCTCATTACAAGTTTTCCATCCACCACCTTTTGATTTATAGTTCTTTGCAGCCCATCCGTTTGCATATGCCGATGGGTATACATCAAATTTAGACTTTGCAGCAGATTTTGATGCGGCCCACTTTCCAGGGTCTGTCGGGCAATTCTTTTCTAAAAATAAATTTAATCTTTCTTCTATGTTCATAGTTTCATTTTTTGGTTTTGTTGAAACATAAATTGGTTTTTTACCTTGACCCTTACTATCACTACCACCTCTATCCGCATCGTTTTGTGCAGCTCTTTTTCTACGAGTTGCAGATTCTTTTTCTTTTTTACTCATTCCAGCCGCTTTTGCTGCAGGAACACATTTTGCATAACCACTTTTTTCTCCTGAAGTTCCGCATGGTGGGTGTTTACCATCGACTTTTTTGCCAATGTTTACCCACTTTTCTTTAAACCACTTATCTAAATCTTCATTCATTTACAATACTTTCAACATATAAATATATAATTATCCCAATAACCAATTTAAATTTTCAGTTCCCTTTTTACCCAAATCCATTTCATATGGATTTTGTTTTAAATGTGTATTTGTAGTATACACACTTTCATATTTACTTACATATGATGAATTTAACATTGTTTTTGTCAAATCTATACCTTCTTGTTTTAAACGAAGTGCTGTATTACGAACCCATAGGCCGATTGCAAGTGCCATAATAAGGTCATCATTATATCCTTTCATTGCTTCTGCTCTACCACCACTCCAAATAAATGTAAACGCCTCATCTATAAGTCTAGATGAACGAATTAGAATATCTTTGTCAGTCATATATGTATCTAATGCCGAAATGATTAGTGGGCGAGTTTTAGATGTTGTAGAAAATCCAGCTACCATATTTCGTTCTTCTCTATAATATTTGTTTGACATTTGTCTTTCCGTATCTACATATTGTAAATCATTACTCATATAGAATAAATTTTGATATCCTCTATCAATTACTTGTTGAATACATGCCCAACCTACATTGGAGTTTTCAATTACCAACAATCTTTTGTGTCAATTTTACCTCTATATTCTGCAACTTGTGAACTATCTTCTATGTCTATAACTTGTGCAGTAGAATAATCGGCTCCGTCACCTCTAGCGACATCGGCGGATATCATATAAGCTCTATTGTAGTTTGGATGTTCCCATACCCAAAGGTTTCCATCAAATCCTCGTTTCTCAACAGGTTCCATTACATATGTATCTTTATACCATGTCAATAATGCCGGGTCAATTACGGTATCACCTGAACCAACAAAGTCACAATCACATTCTTGTGCTGCACCCTTAACTCCTAAAATACGAGTTTGCTCATCTCTCCAAGTTTGATTTCTTTCTGGATGAACAGTCCAATGTAAATTGATACAATTAAAACCATTATTTCCACTTTCTCCTTCTACCCACATTTTATGGAACCAATTACCCACACCATTTGGAGTAGATAATACAATTGCCGAACCACCTGTTGATAGAGTTGATTGTGCTGATAACCAAATTTC